GCTAAGTACTACTTGGAAACTTGTAATGAGAGATAGGTTCAATGGTGACTTACACGGTAAAGATGGTACTGTAGTAGAACGTATACGCCTTGAAAGAAAAATTGATTACACAACTTTAAAAAAAGCTATACACAATACAGAGAAATTCGGGTATGAACTTTTAAGTGGAGATTGGGAAAGAGAAGCAAAAAAACATGAACTAGAAGCTACAAAATTAGGAGTAGAACTATTATATAATAGATGGGGCAATAAGAAAACTGGTAAATATACCATCTCAACTGCGTATGTTCCCAATGTTGATTATTTAGACACGCTTATGATTCCTTTTGAACTTGACGAAGAAATGAAACAACAATATGATGAATATTATGAAGATTAATCTTCAAATTTCTCAGCAATAGCCCTATCAACTAGGGATTTAATCAACTCACTAGTTCCTAATTCAAGATAATCAATAGATAAAATATGCATAGCTAACGCAATTGCCATAACTATATCATCATGGTGGGTACTAGTACTTCTCATACCAATATAATAATTTGACATTTCATTTATAGTCATATAATCATAAAGTTTTATCAAACCTGCTTCTATTAATAATCTTACAAAGAATAGCATCCTTTTTTTACTTGCTCCTGAGGTGTAAAATCCTAATTTAATATGGCTTTCTGAAACAATATTAGGATATTCATATTGATTAATTAATGTATGTAATACAAGAACCCCTAGATTACTTTCATATATCACATACGCATCAAAATATTCTCTACCTAATTTATCTATTAATGGCGGTAGATATAACTCATCGATAATATTTGACCTGAAAATGGCGACTTGATGTATTTCTAACGGATTCGTAATATCAAATAAACTTATTATTGTAAAGTCATGTTTCTTGCCTCTTGCAGGGTCTACACCCATAACATAAGTATGACCTTCATAAGGAGGGAAGTAATATCTCATCTCTCCTTTTGCAGTAACTTCTATAGGTTCTTTAATTGTGAACTTTTTAACAGCTTTACTTGACAAGAAATTTTTCTCAAGTATTAAAAAAACACACTCATAATTTCTCCTAAATAAAGCAACGGGGTCAATTGCATCACTCCTACCAATTTCATTTTTTTTAAATGCTAATGTTCTTCCTTCAACTTCCCACCAATGCACTTCCATATACCTAAAAGCTTCTGGGTTTTTATCCCCAAATTCATTCGCTTTAGCTTTTTCACAAGCACGCCAAAAATGATTAAAATCATTAGGGGTAGATATGTGAGTAGTTCTTGACTCAGGATTAGCTGTCATAGCTGGATTTACAGCATCTGAAAAGTCTTCCCAATCCTGGTCACTTGAAAAGGCTCTTTCATCTGTGATTAACCAATATATAGGGTCACCTCTGAAGCCATCTGCTCCTATGACCGCAGTTATTATCTGTATGCTATTTTCTAATTTAATTTTTTTAACATTCCAAGTAATTACAGGGGATTGAATATTTAAAGGTAACTTCGCATAATAATCTTTAAAAGATTCAAGCATTTTATGAGCCGTCTTAGGTACATTGCCAGCTATACCAACAAAAAGATTCTCTCTATAAACCGCAAAGTGTAATAAAGCAACTACGATAGTAACAGTTTTACCTATTTGTCTTGAAGTATTGAATATGTTGAACTTGTTTTTTTGTAATCTATAAACAAATTGCCTTTGATAGGGTCTTAATTTTATTTTATTAAATCCCCCTAAACCGTCAAGCACACTTACATAATGCTCAGCAAAAAAGACAATATCTTTTCTTCCTCTTTCAAATGCTACTTTTTCTACCTTTGTCATGGGAGGTACTTTTGTTTGGAGACCTCGAAGACCAGGAATATTTTTAAAATATTTTGGTTCTTCTTCATATTCAAACGCATCATTCAATTCAATAAGTTTCTTTGAAAAAGCACCCATTAAAGAACCTTCTTAAGACTTAAAGTATTCTTTACAAGTGACTTTTTTTGCTTATTAACACCTTTATAACGTATCATTTTAAAAGAACCATTTAAGTCAATAGTAACAAAGGCAAATACCACAGGCACTTCTCTAAATGCATTCATCTTATTTATAAAGTGAATAGTTGCCTCTGCTTTTTCAAATATATTAATGGTTTCTTTTGCCGCATAACTATTTTTTTGTTCTTTGCCAAGTTTATATAATGGTTTAATCTCCCAAATAAAACTAGTTTTTTTGCCATTATTATTAAAATCAACATATATATCTGTAAAATAAACCCTCATCTTACCCTTTATAGAATCCCAATAGGGAACTTTATAGTATTCACTAGCCCACCTAGTAACATTTTTTGACTCATCAAGTATTTCAAATATTCTTAATTCCCAAGAAGAACGGAATATTACCGCAAGTGGATTACCCATATATTTATGGGGATTCTTTAAAGCATATTTACCTTGAAAAAACTTAAGCTTTTTTCTTCTAGCCATTTCCTATCCTTCACATGAGATTAAATCATAAGATGTATAGGCAAAGTTGACTCCTAATACTTGAGTAATAACATCAGTAGCATTATTATTTTTTGCTATATCATCAAAACCTATAATTTGGCAGTTTTCAAATTTCAACTTAAAAAGTGACTTACTTTTCATAGAATTAGTAATCGTAATAATAATATCAAATACTTTAGTCAACTTTCTTTCTTTTTCTTTAAACCCTACATAACCCTTTAACATATTAAACATGGTCAAGAAAACTTGCATTTCCTCGTCAAGTATGAACCTTAAATTCAAGGGATTAAAAACTAAAGTCTCTCCTAATACAGCATGTTTTAAACCCCTGTGAATCAAACTTTCATCACTTAAAGATATACCTGGAATAGGATATTCAACACAATAAAAATCAAGATTTTCAAATTCAGGTAAATCAAAACTCACTAAAGCTGAATTTTCAAGTGAATGTGAATATTTTAATGTTAATCCCATCTATTCCTCCTCCACCTCAATTATTTCATGCACATCATTTAAAAAATCTGGTTTTTTCTTTATAGGTGTATCATCAATAACATAATTACTTTCACTTAGAAGTTCTTGAATTTCTGCATCTTCTTCAAGACTACTAATATTTTCTGTTGATGTTGGCTCTGGGGGGTTTAGGAAAGTACTAATTTCCGCTATTTTTTCAAGAAATTCATTATTGATTTCTGTGAATCCCCTAACAATTTCGTGTTTAGTTTTATATAGCTGATTTATTGCATTTATTGCATTGTGATTCATTAAAGGGTCTAATGACATCTTACTAACCATTTCCTCAATAAAAATTTCAATACTTTCAATTGAGGTTTTTTCTTTCTCAATAGCATATTGAGTCCTATTGTTAAAGTTATCAATATATAGCATTAAGTCAATTTTGTTTTTAGTATCTTCCATAAGCTACTCCTTCTTCTTAAAAGTTGGTAAATTAATAACAGTTGTATCTCCACTTGTAGTAGGTAATTGTATAGGTGAAACTGTTACAGTTCCTCCTGCACTAATAGCATCATGGATATGTCCTAAGTGGTCTGCCTTCATATCTTGTAAAATATCTTGTATATCATTTAATACTGCTAAAAGAGAATAATGAGTGTCTGTTGTAGGGAGTAATATATCGCCATCAATTTTTACCTTGATATTTTCACCATCTTCAATAAAATGAATACCTAAATTAGCATTTAAAAATGTTATATTAAAGAGGTTTCTTTCGATTGTTAAATCATTATTCCATTCTCCTTGTGGGAAACCTAAAATAATTGGTTGATTCTCATCACCCATAATAAAATCCACCGCCACAATCATATCTTTTTTTAGCTTTTGAAAGAAAATGTTTGGTAGTGGTGTCATCAATAAACTTATAGGATAATTTTCACTTTTTAGTTTGCTTGAATGTATTCCGAATATCTCTACTCGTAGCTCATTTTTTTCATAATCAATAAACCTTAATCTACCTAAAAACATTTATTTCCCTCCTTATAAAAGTTCAATAGTAGTAATACATATAAGAAAATATAAAAGATTTTTTTGTTAAAATACAAATCACTAAAATATTCTTGAAAATAAAAATTCTCAAATTTATTTTTTACTAAAAACGACCTCTGTAAAAGCTTGTAGTGAGACAAAAATTCTCTTCTCGATTGAAACTACAAAGATTTAAAAAATTATCGCTCAGTGAGTGA